CCCCTCCTGACTAAATCTGACCTTTTAAGCAATTTTATAAGCATCTTGAAATTTAATAATTCTAGCAATAGTAGTATCTCCAACAAAATATTCCTCTGCTAATGAATGATAACTATAATTTCCAGTTGCATATTTACTTCTAATTTCTTCTGCTTGTCCTTGTGTTAATTTTGCGGGATTTGCTTTTCTCATTTTCTTTTTAGTTTCTTCGGAAAGATGAATACCTTCTCTATGATTTGGTTTTCCTTTATGCCCTAAACCTATTTTTCTTTTAGTTTCTTCCGTATGATGTTTACCTTTAATTGCTAAACTTTGTTTTTTCTTAGTTTCTTCTGACGCTTTTCTCCCTTTCATAGGAGCATTACCACCGCAACCAATATTGTAATAATCTTCACTATTCACGGCATCATGGTTATTTATAAACTCTATTTCTAATTGGTCAAGTTCTTCTTTCGAATATGCGATAGCAATAATTTCTCTAATAAAATTTTCTTTACCATATTTTTTTACTGCTCTTAAAAAATATACTCCACTACCTATATAATGTTCCCATCGTTCTCTAAACATCTTTTGACCTATGTATTTTTTACCATTTATTATATTAGTAGTTATGTATATAAAACCATACGGATTTATAATTTCTTTGATATTTTCCATGTTTTTACCTCTCTTTTCTTAAAAATGGACATAAAAAAAGAGAGGGACTTATTGCTGTCTCACGACATGCGCCCTCTAAAATCAAAATAGA